AACGTTTGTAGTATACGGGGTCTTTACGCAGTAAGTTCGCACGGTGTGTGTACTTCAGTTTGGAGACCGTCAACCACGGTGGGTATTCTATGCGCCGTCTACTCTGGTAAAAGTATTTCAACTTCACATTGCGGAAACCCCGCTGCTCCCACTCGTTCAGCATACAGTTGTAGTACTCCTTCAACGCACGGGTATAGCCGTACCACATGCGCACCGCAGGATGGTTCTGCCAACCGTAGCCTGGCGTAGTCAACGCCCGTAGTATTTGCAGGGCTTCAACCCGCTGCTTGCCCAGTCGTTTATTATCGAGTACGACGGCGCAGGAATCGAAGTCTAAAGGCTCGGGCATAAATGTCTGCACAACTATTCTCCCGTATACGGCTTGCCACCAGTAACTAACTGCGCCAACGGCCAGATGGTTAAGGACAAAACGAAGAGAATTACTACCCAACATAATGCACGGAAAGTCCCGCCGGTGAGTACGTCGTGAAGTATGTTGCGCCGTTCGTAATAAAGTTCACGTGCAAAAAACAACAGCCCGACCACGACGTACAGCCCGACCAATGAGTACATAAGCGTAGGCATTCTCATAAGAACTCCTTGATAATAAAGGGTTAACCACAGTATTTGGCGTTTTACCAAATATTTGCCGATTTGTCAAATATTATTTTACCCCCTTGACACTCTAGGGCATATACTTTAAAAAATCCAGAATGAAAGCGCGTAGATTAAAAAAGAGAAGAAAGCGATTAAATGAGCAGCCTGACGGCGTACAACAGCTCCGCGCCGGGCGTGACGATGAGTACCACCTTAAACGAAGTAGTACTCGAAGTTTTCAAAATCAGGAGTTAAAATTAACACAGGAGCTAACGGATAAACAAAGAATATTCTGCCAACGGTATATCATCCATCTCAACAAATTCAAAGCCTATCGGGAAGCAGGATACGCAGCACGCGGAAGGTCAGGAAGGTCAAGCGCTTGTAGTTTATACAAGCAACCGAAGGTACGAGCGTACGTTGACTTCCTAATGGATGAACGCTGCGAACGCCTGAAAGTAAACGCTGATGACGTAGTAAGAGAGTTGTGCGCCTTGTCCTTCAGTACTATCACGGATTACATGTCATGGGTAGGTACGACCATCACACTACGCAATAGTGACCAACTTACTGCCGAACAGGCTGCGTGCGTAAAGAGCGTACGGCAGAAGATACTACGGGACGGCACACGGGTAATGGAGTTCGATCTACATACAAAGCAGAACGCACTCAAGATGCTTGGTGACCATATTGGTATGTTTGCGAAAAAGAAGGAAGATGAAGATAGCACTCCCGAGGATAGAGCAGCCCAGATAGTTGCGGCTATAAACGCAATGAAGGCGCAGGTACCGGGGGAGTAGATGTCACTCACGGTCCATAAGAAACTTCTGAAGAAGGCCGGCCGTACTACACAGGTGGACGACCTTCGTAACGCTGGTGGCCGTAGAACTCTTCGCAGAAGACGCGCACCAAGCAGTAGACAACGATTAGTAGATAACGCAGTTGAAGTTGTACTCACCGAGAGATGTTATCCCCTACGCCACCATCCTGAGCAAGCCCGCCTTTGGACACACACCGCCCGCTTTAGAGTAGTACCTGCAGGACGCCGTAGTGGAAAGACAGAACTTGCCAAACGCTTTCTCGTCATTAGGGCGTTAGAAGGTACGGAGTACATAAGCCCACGGTTCTTCGCCGCTGCGCCCACGCGTGATCAGGCCAAGCGTATTTACTGGGACGACCTGAAGGCGATGATACCGCCGGAGTTCATTCTGAAGATTAGTGAAAGTCAACTATTTATCCGATTGATCAATGCGAGTGAGATCTGGGTTGTGGGCATGGATAAACCCCAACGCATTGAAGGCTCGCCATGGGACGGCGGTATACTCGACGAGTACGGCAATATGAAGAAGGGTGCATGGGGAGAGAACGTACGCCCTGCACTTTCCGACCGTCAAGGGTGGTGTTGGCTTATCGGCGTACCTGAAGGCCGTAACCATTACTACAAGACCTACCGTAAAGCACAGGCGGATACTACCGGCGAATGGGCTGCGTTTCATTGGATTAGCGCAGACATACTTCCGAGGAAGGAAATTGAGGCTGCGAAACGCGACCTCGATGAACTTACCTACCTGCAGGAGTACGAAGCATCGTTCGTAAACTTCACCGGCCGTGCATACTACAACTTCGAAGAGACTACACATGTTAAACCCCTTCTTTACTCCCGTATTGCTCCTTTGGCGTTTTGCTTCGATTTTAATGTGGCACCAGGTACGGCTTCCGTTGTCCAGGAGCAGCCGCACCCGGAAGGCTACCGTAATTCAGCAGGCAATCCCGTTATTGTTACGGGAGTTATCGGGGAAGTCTGGATACCGAGGGGAAGTAACACGGTTAGGGTCTGCCGCCGTCTACTCCAGGATTGGGGCGAACACCGTGGGCGAATCCTCTGCTACGGGGACGCCACGGGTGGTGCAAAAGGAAGTGCGAAGGTCAAGGGCAGTGATTGGCAACTCATCAATGATACTCTGCAGACGCACTGGCCTCGTGATCGTATTGCCTTCAAAGTACCACGGGCCAACCCAAGGGAACGCGAAAGAGTAAATGCGGTAAATAGTAGATTACGCAATGTCCACGGGCATAAGAATCTTTTTGTAGCACCGCACTGTACGCATATGATAGAAGATCTAGAAGGTGTTACACTACTAGAAGGCGGCAGTGGTGAAATAGATAAAAAGGAAGATGACGCACTTACGCATCTTTCTGACGGACTCGGCTACTACGTGTGGCAGGAGTTTCCAATAAAAAAGGTTTACGCATCTTCAGGTCAGAGGCATCATAGATGAAGAAAGTTCTTGACTTCCAGTCTTTCCGCCGTATGCAGGGCAATGACGAACAAGAAGATTGGGCGCACAACGCCCAGGAGTTCGCAGACCAAGTGCGTAACGGCGAAGTCACTCACGGACTGATGATCTATCGTGATACGGATGGGCAGGTGCATTGGCGAATCTTCAACGAAGAGAGTCCAACTTACGCGCTCGGTTTAATCTCCCGTCTTGCGTTTTTAATTAATTTCGCTGGAACTTCGGAGGAGTAGTTATGGCGATCAAAGGTAAAAGAACTACGTTTATAACTGACCGACTTGCTGCTTACGAGCGCGTACCAGAGAAGGGCGAACGTCTGAACAACGGGGATCTGCAAAGCGTGTGCGAAGTCTATAAGGAGTACATTAACCACTGGAACTTTATGCTTGCGGCCTACGACGGTATCCGCGCGATGGTCGCCCGTGGTGTAGGCTTTGAGCAGCACGAACGCGAGTCGAATGAGAACTTTAAAAGAAGGATTAAAGAACTATACTCCTTCGGGTACTCGCGTAGTGTGGTCGATCTTTTCAACTTCTATTTGTTCAAGAAGCCGGCTACGCGTGAAGTACCGAATAAGTTGTCGTCCGATGAACTTTACCAGTTGTTTATGAACGACTGCAATCTGTACGGTGACTCCTTCGACGAAGTCCTACTTGAAGATCAACGCCATGCTTCAGCCGTTGGCCACGTGGGGATACTCGTGGACAAAAGTTCGCAGACGTATGAGAACAGGGCGGCGGAGATCGAAAACAGAGTATACCCCTACATTGCTACTTACCTTCCGCAGGACATACTATGGTGGGAGTACGAACGGGATATCAACGGCCGTCCACGTTTGATCTTCTTGAAGTTACGCGACGACGACGGCTACTACCGCCTATGGTGGCCCAACGGCTTTGAGGTCTGGAAGGAAGTCGAAGACGACAACGGCCGGGTAGCAGAAGGTGCGGGTGCGGAGTTAATTTCCGAGGGCAGTAACCCACTGGGGGAGATTCCCTTCGTTTGGTTGATTAATATAAAAGGACGTAACAGGCCGATAGGACTTTCGGACATAGAGGACATTGCGTACATAGATGCGAGTATTACCCGCAACCTTTCGCAGGGTGAAGAAGTTATTACTTACGCGGCCTTTCCCATACTGACCAGACCTAAACCCGAGCAGGGTATGGGCCGACTGCAGGATGATCTTATCGGGCCGACAGCAGTCTTCGAGTTCGACCCCGAGCTGCCCGACAGTCGGCCGCAGTGGATGGAGGCGAAAGTATCTGAACCGATTGAAGCGATACTCAACTGGATAAAGAAGAAGGTTGAGGAGATCTACCGGGCGTCGAATGCGGGGGGCATGGCTGCCACCGAGATCAGCAAGCAGGCGAAGTCGGGCGCAGCACTTCGCACGGAGTTCCAACTTCTAAATAGTAAACTCGTTTCCAAAGGCACCAATATCCAGAAGGCGGAACAAAACATCATGTACTTCTGGCTGAAGTGGTCGAACGCGGAGGAAATGGCAAAGCTGTATAAAGTGGAGCGCCCGAAGTCCTACGAGGTTGAGAACTTGAGTTCTGACCTCGCGAACGTTATGACCGCAAATACTATTGTTAAATCGCAGACGTTCATCCACGAGACGATGAAGAAGGCCGCACGCCAGATGCTGCCGGGTGCTACGCCGGAAGAGTTGCAGGAAATTGATCGCGAGATTGAAGCGTACGAACCTGTACTCGACCCGCTTGCAGCGATAGGCAACTTCGGTGACGACGAGGAAAAGAAACCGCCGGCAAAGAAGAAGCCGGTAGCAAAGAAGGAACCGGCAAAGAAGAAGCCGGCACCGAAGCGTACGCCTGTACGGGCTGCGGCGTAAGGTGCGCCGAATGAAGACCGTTTCTATACGCGAAAGATATCTTCAGGTTAAAGTTTGGTTTGTCCAACTACTTCAACGCTGCCGCATTTTGCCAAAAATTTGGTACGCCTGTGAAATAGAATTGGCTGAAATCAAAGCCAAACGAATGGCTGAATTTTTTAACAGTCGGAAAGGATAGCGGAGCAATGCCGAAGGGAACACGAGTACATAGGTGTGTGCAGCGACTACGGCGGAAGGGCAAGAAGTACGGTAGCGCAATCGCTATCTGCCAGAAATCCACCGGCCAGTCGTATCGTACGGGCAAAAAGACCCGTAAAAAGTAAACTCAGTGCCCGAATATGGGTACTACGCATGCAATCCTAGGGGTTGATATACACTAGGGTAAAAATACTG